TCCCTTTATAGTAGAAGGGTAACACCTTCCCTTTCGTTTTAATAACGAACATAACCTTCAAATAGTGGGGTGATTAGTTTGGCTGCAGCTAAAACAAAAAAGAAAAAGGTTGTAAAACAACCAAGAAACAACAAAAAACTTGTTGGTGGAATAACTGGCAAGGGTTGGGTAAAAGGACAATCAGGTAATCCTAATGGAAGACCTAAATCAGGATTTGCCTTAAACGAATATATCACTGATCTTGCTAATGTAGAGTTAAAAGATAAAAAGACTATGTTAGAAGCTGTTGTAGGTAAAGTATATGAAGAAGCATTAGATGGTAATATGAGTGCAATCAACTTCTTGGCAGATAGAATCTTGGGTAAACCGAGTCAAAGCATAGGAATTAAAGATGTTTCAGATGAACCAATTAAGGTATTTGATATAGATGGATTGGACGATTGATGCCACAAGGAAAGAAATCCTTAATGACAAGACAAGATATAAAATCTTATCCTGTGGTAGAAGGTGGGGGAAGTCTTACTTCTCAATTTTATTTTTACTATCAAAACCTTTTAAAGCAAATGAAAGAAGATGGATCGTTTTTCCCACATATAGACAAGCTAAAATGGTATCTTGGAGTATCCTCAAAGACATTTTTGCAAAGAAAGAAGTCAGTATTAATGAAACTGAACTATCTATTACTCTTGACAATGGGGCAAAGATTGAACTCAAAGGGGCAGACAAACCCGACTCACTTCGTGGAGTATCAACCACGATGGTAGTGATGGATGAGTACAGTTACATGAAAGAGAATGTTTGGGGAGAGATTATACAACCAACTTTAGCAGAAACAAAAGGTAATGCACTATTTGTAGGAACTCCTACTGGTGTACAAAATCACTTTTACGATCTGTTCGTCAAAGGACAATCAAAGAATAGTGATTATAAGTCTTGGCAGTTTACCACCTTAGATGGTGGCTTTATTTCTGCAGATGAAGTAGAGAATGCCAAAAAGAATTTAGATAAGAGAACATTTGAGCAAGAATATCTTGCAAGTTTTCTTACTGCTGCAAATAGAGCAGCATATAATTTTAGTAGAGATATTCATTGTAAAGTAATGGATAAATCTCCAAGAATGTTTTGGGGAATCGACTTTGGGGTAGCATCTTATATGACTGCTATCCTAATGTGCGAAAATACTGCTGGAGAAGTGTATGTGTTTGATGAGATAGGATTACAGAACTCAAATACATTTGAACTTGCAAAGCTAATGCAAGTAAAAGGTAGAGGATTGCCAGTATATCCTGATCCAGCAGGTAAAGCAAGAACGAGTAATAGTACGAAATCAGATCACATGATATTACAAGAAGCTGGGTTTACAGTCATTAGTAAGAGAGCAAATCCAACTCAAAAGGATCGTTTGAATGCTTTGAATAAGATGTTAGAAGATGCTACAGGTAAACATCGTTTGTTTATTAATCCTAAGTGCAAGAGTCTGATTAGAGATTTAGAACTTTGTACAATGGAGAATGGGCAGATATTAAAGACAGAAACCTTATCACACTTCTTAGATGCGTTGTGTTATCCAGTTGATTACCGATATGGCTTCAAAGGACAAGCAAGGGCAATAGAATGGTAGAGTTTAGTTTAGGATTCTGTTTAGGAATTATAGTTAGCATGGTAGGTGCTATGGTATGGGGATACCGATTAAGTATGAAAGAGGACAAAGAAAACAAAGAACTCATTAAAGAGTTTACAGACCGATATATGGAAAATATGCAGTCTGATGAGATAAAATTTTATAAAAGGTATGAAACATGATAATTTATAATTTAACAGAAAGAATGTTGCATGAACTTCTTATGGAAACCATAGAAGAAGGACACAACAGCGAAATGGAAGAAAGAGAAAGGTTGTTAGACTACTATGAAGGAATCAATCTTGAACAAGACATTAAAGGATATTTTGATAGCGATAGTTTATCACAAATCCCACCAATGTATATCAATCTTGTAAGAAACATTATATCAAGGAGAGCATTAGTATATCAACAAGCACCAGTAAGATATAATGAAAAATATACAGAAGTTCTTGGGGACTTAGATTCGTTTATGAAACAATTTGAGCAGCTTACTTATCTATTAGGCACAGAAGCACTTTATACGCATTGGGATGATGTAAACAAGAAACTAAAATACAGACCAATCCATTTCTTTACACCATTCTTTAAACCAAACGAAGATGAACCTTTTGCTATTATGTATCAAGCAGAATCACATCTACAAGCACGAACAGAAGATGCACAATATATGTTTTGGTCAAAAGATACTGATGATATGGAAGGCAAACACTTTATGATTAGCAATAGAGGTAAGATTACTTCTATAGTTCCTGATGATAGAAACCCTTATGGAGATGTCTTACCATTTAATATGGCACATAGACATCCATTCACAAGAGATTTCTTTAGAGAAGGGGCAAGTGATCTTGTTGATGGTATGCGATCCATTAACATTATGCTTACAGAATTAGCTTTGCATGGTAGATTCCAATTAGGACAACCAGTCTTTACAGGATTAGATACTGAACAACGAATTAACTTTGGGCAAGACAAAGCATTGGTATTACCTGAAGGAGCAAACTTCCAGTATGCAACACCAAATGCTAATGTACAATCAATGATTGAATCTACTAAGTATATGGTAGATAGTATTGCACAATCAAACAATGTACGAATTAACTGGACTGACAAAGGGCAAGAATCAGGGCTATCTAAAAAGATGAGTCAATTAGATTTGATGGATGCACTACGAAGCGATGTAGAACAAATCTATAGACCATTTGAGAAAGAACAATTTAGAATTGCTAAAAGAATATGTGAAGTATCAGGTGGTATTAATCTTGGGGATCAATTCAGTATAGACTTTGCTGAAAGAGAAGTACCTATGAGTGCAGATGAGGAAATAGCATATTACACTTGGGCATTTGCAAATGATTTAGAAACAAGACAATCTTATCTAAGAAAGAAAAATCCTGACTTACAGGAAGAAGAAATACAAGGCATAGTGGAGCAGATAGATTCTGAACAACCACAACAGACAGACGAAACACAATCTATCATTGATAGAATAGGTGAACAAGTTGGCTAATTTAGATTTCTATAATAAAGAAATAGAAAATATCCAACAACAGTTAATTGACAAATTGGATAACCTGGTTATTGGGTTAGGTAAAGTAACCGATACTGAACTTATGCAGATTGCTAAGCAAATAGACTTCTTTGCAGAAATGGAAGCATTAGGGTTTGGCAAACTAATGAATAGAGTTGGTAAAACCTTTGATGATGAGATAGCAAGAGTATTTGCAGAACTATCAAGGAGAGAGTTAGGGCAAGTATCAGTTGCAAGTATAGAAGCATTGAAAGAGTTAAAGAACTTTGAAATGACATACTTGACAAATGGAGTAAGGCAGTATTCAGATCAACTAAAGACTGCGATGCTAAGAGGAATCATAACTGGTGAGAGTAATATTCAGATAATGAACAACATTAATACAACCTTTGGTGTAGGAACTTATATTAGTTCAAGTGAAACTTCTTTCTTGATTAATGATGCTTTTTCAAGATTTAGTAATACATCAAGAGCAAAAGCATTTGAGGAGTTTCCTGAAATAAAGTTTCAATATATCGGACCAAGTGATGATAAAACAAGAGATGTATGTAAAAGAGCATTACAAGAAGAACCTCTTACAAGAGAAGAAATAAATGCTTTAGGATATATTGACTTTAGCAATAGAGGTGGATATAACTGCAGACATGATTGGGTAAGAGTATGAGAATAGATCAAGTAGTCAAACCTAATTCCAAAGTGATGACAAAATTAGCACAAGATGCTATTGATAAAATTACTTTAGATGCAAGTAAGGGTAAGTTTCAAAACGATAGAAGTGGATTCTCATACAAGAGTGATACCTACAAAAAATACAAAGCAAATAGTATGAGAGGTAGAACTGGAGATAAGTTAAAAGCATTTAGAAATCAAGCAACTGACACCCAAACTTCTTTTGTCAATATGAGATTAACTGGTAGAACCCTAAGAAGCATGAGAGCATCATCAAAACCTGATACTGCAATCATTACTTATGATAGAGGGGAAATAGTATTAGGCAATCAGAAAAGAGGATATGACATCTATGACTTGTCTAATAAGAATCAAGAATTTATAGCCGATAGATTCGGCAAAGAACTTTTGGATAGAAACATTAAAAAGTATGTATCCAAAACTACGATAATAAAATAGGAGGGCAGTATGTCCGAAGAAACTAAAATAGTAGAAGAACAAGCAGTAGCAGAAACTCCTACACAGGAAAATACTGATAATCAATCAGAAGTCGGTAGTTTAATTGCAGAAAGCAAGAAATACAGACAAAGAAGCCAAGCAGCAGAAGCGGAGTTGAAAGAACTCAAAGACAACCTCAAACTTCAAGAACAAAAACAGCTTGAAGAAAAAGAGGAGTTTAAATCTTTGTATGAAAAGATGAAGGAAGAAAACTCACAGTTAAAACCTGTAGTGGAACAATTTCAGATTCAAGAAAAACAAAGACGAGAACATCTGCTGTCCCAACTTTCAGATGACGATCAAGAAATCTATGTAGACCTGCCAACAATTAAGTTGGAAAAGCACATTGAAAGATTGGGAAGTAAAAAAGTGCAAATATCTGATGCCAAAGAGGTTACTTCAAGTGGAAAGTTTGCTTCTAATAGCAAATGGTCTGATTTGTCCGATAAAGACAAACAGGAAGCAAGGAAGAATCCTAAACTTTGGAAACAGATAGTAGATGGCTATAGAAATTAAAACCTTAAAAGGAGAGTAATAAAATGGCTGATGGAAATGTAACAACAACTACAGCTGCTAATTTTATACCTGAGATGTGGAGAGATGCTATCCTTGACTATGCAGAAAGAAAATTCGTTCTTCGTAATCAAGTATCTGACTTCTCAAGTATGTTAGCTGAGGGTGGAGACATTCTAAATATCCCTAAAGTAGCAGAAGATACTGCTGCTGCTAAGTCTGCAGGAACTGCAGTAACTTATCAAAATAACACAGATGGTGTGATTCAACTTTCAGTTGACCAACATCAATACGAAGCTAAAAGAATCGAGGACATCGTAAGAGTTCAAGAATCTGCTGACCTATTTGGTGCTTATGCAAAATCAATGGGTTATGCTTTAGCTAAAAAAGTAGAAAATTACTTAGCAGTAGATATTTTACAATCTGCTACTGGTAATGATACTGCTTTAAGTTCTGACAATGTATTTACAACTGCATTAATCAGAAGTGGTTTACAAAAACTGCTTGATGCAGGATTTGACTATACTGATGGAGAACACTACTTCTATTGTTCACCTGCTTCTTATATGTCTTTACTATCATTAGGTGACTTCACAGATGCTAATGTTAGAGGAGATGGAGCAGCCCCAAATGCACAAGGTAAAATTATGTCAGCTTATGGCTTAAATGTTTTCCCTTCTACTGACTGGGACGATGATGGTGGATCAGGCGATGAAACTGCAACGATCTTTAACAGACAATCTGTTTACTTTGCACAACAAGTAGCACCAAGAGTTCAATCATCATACGATATTGATCACTTAGCAACTTCTGTTGTAGCAGATGTACTATTCGGTGCAGCATTATCACATGCTGCTAATTCAACATCATTAGGTGTTGTGAATTTCACAAATCCATAATCAGGATAAGTGAAAATTGGTTAAATATGGGGGTAATTTATTTTACCCCTATATTAC